TTTTTTCATTCTCTAAACGTTTCCTTAAACCTACATGTGATATATATCTACTAGTATTACGAGTTAACCATTGAGATACTTCTCTATACGAGTATTGTTTTAAATATCTTTTTGCTATTTCTAATTTGTCTAGTTGGTCAGGTATGGGGTTTAGTATGCCGTTATCTTCTGGGTTTAGTTCATACCCAAAGGGTATAGTACGGGAAATTTTAGGTATTGCTACCCACTCATCTTCGTCTTTTATATCTGTTGGCTGTGGGAGTTTCCATCTGCCTAGTGGTTTAGTCATGTTCTTCCGCATTTTTAGGTGGCATTAACATTACGCCACCCTTAGCTTCTACTTGTACTTTCTCTGTTTTAACAAGTCCAGTACGATCCAACAACTCTTTAGCTGCTGCCATCTTATCTCTTATGCCTAGCTCAGTAGGATCAAACAAACCACTGACCATAGCCATTGCAGCTTTAGGAGCATTACGTGCCATAAAGCTTTGTGTGCTTTCCAGTATTTCTTCTTTCATTGAATTAACAACTTCAGTAGTACTGGTAGCGTCAGAATAGCCAGCCAGTTTTTTTGCTGTAACTACATCTCCACCTGCTTCGTCAAATAGCATGGACAAAAACTTTTTTTGTCGTTCCGTTAATTCTCTAGCCATTATTTTTTCTTTCCTTTAAGGTACATTCCTTTGTTTGCTTTTTTAGGAAAGCCTGCTTGCATGTTAGCATACGCCTTTGCTGTTATAGTACTTTTACTTTTTGGGTTGCTAGTACCCTTTTTCTTTTTTGCATTTATGTTTGCGTATAGTCCTTTAGGTTTAGCCATGCATCATCTCCAGTGCTTTTTCTTTTGTCTCATCATTACGTCTAGTCCAACCATTACCAAACGTATCAAAGGTAGATAGTTTTTCGTAAAAGCTCTGACGAGCGTAATGCATTTTTTCTATTATGTCTATTGGTTCAAAGTCATTGACAGCAGATATAGTCATTGGGCCTATGCCACCGTCTTGCTCTACACCTACTATGCGTTGCAAAGCCTTAGCAGATCGTGATACGCCTGAGTTAACAGCCCAGTCAAATACAGAAAGATCAACCCCACTAGGAAGTTGATCACATTTAGCTCTGTTCCAATAGTTCTTTTTATAGATAGGTGCTACATCTTCATGCGTCAAGTCACGCATTTCTCTAGGTGTAGACTGTCTGTCTACCCAAGCATCGTATACTTTTTTAGTGACACCATGATTAGTTATACCACCGGGATCATCAGGATGATTTACAAAGCCACCCTCGTGTTCCAGTATTATATCTAAGCAGGTGCTATAGTTAGTTATCATTTATGGTTTACCATACGTTTTGTTTTTCATTTGGGTTTTCATTGCATTTATGGCAGCATCTACCATTTTATCTCGTTTCTTGGCTGTAATTTTTTTATCTGTATACTGTTTATATATTGTATCAATAGCACTATGGATTGTTTTTAATTTTCCAGTACGATCTGTAGTTCCACGAGGAGATGTGAATGGTTTTCCTCCACGTATAAACGGTTTATCTACTCCAACTTTAATAACTTTCTTTTTGGTAACCTTCTTTTTAGGTTTTTTAGTTGTATCATTTCCCATTATTTCTTTCCTCCGAAAAATTTAGTAGCAGACTTTATGCCGAAGGACGCAGCTATCACCACTCCTAAACTGTAACTATACCATGATGGAGCCAAATCAAGTGCAGTAAAACCTGCTGCTGCTATCTCTCTGCCCCAGTCTCCACAGAAACTCAGTATAAATGGGCCTGACAAAAGCAGTACCAAATATTCGTCCTTCCATGAAGCTTGTGTTGCCTTCATCGCTTCCAGATCCCAATCAATGTCACCAGTAGCAATCTTTAAATCTTTAGTAGCTTTAGCTTTCTGTACAGCAGTCTTACCGTCAATCCATGAACTGGCAAGTCCAGCTACAGGGCCAAGTATATTACCAAGTCCAAACATTATTTTTTGCCTTTCTTAGGTCTAGCCTTAGCCTGTGCCGTTTTAGATAACTCTTTAAAATGATACAGACGTTTGCTAGACTTAGTATGGGTCTTACCTGAGTGCAACGAGCCATCAGGCATTTTATGCATACCGCCTTTGTGTTCAGTGCCATCACGGAAATAGTGAGGTACACCTTTCATCAGCTACCACACTCGCATTTGTCACAACAGTTACATTTAATATTTAATATAGAACGGACAATACGCTCTAAGTATCTGTATATAGATTTAATATATCTCATAATGTTATTCCCTATTTAAATGTATATGCTAGACCTACAGATAGGTCTGTATATTTAAAATCACCATCTAAAGATAGTTTAGAATAAGTAGAAAGTCCACTCAGTAAAGGTACTGTACTTTTAACTGATACACCATCAATGCCTAAAGAAGAACTACTACTGTAAGACCAGTCTAATGCTGGACGAATAGATATTCTACCTAATGTAGCTGTAGCTCCTACATCACCTGACCACTTCTTAGTCTTAAAACCATACTCAATAGATGTATCTGGTTTAATCATTGACATAATGCCGCCACTTGATACGCCTTCAGCCTGTGCAGCCATTGTAGATAAAACAACAATAGTTCCTGCGATAAATAAATTTCTCATTCAGTGTCCTCCAAATCCTGTTAGTCTTCTAATTTCACCACGGCAGATCCCTAGATCTCGTAGTTGTCTCTCTGTCATATTCATCAATTGGTAATATGCAGTTCTATTAGCCATATAAGTATGGTATTTAGTTAGTAATTTTCTGATCATTGTATAACTCCTTTTACATATAGTCAGTACTGTTGTCTGACAAGTAAGTTATACCATATCTAGTTATAACATAAAAGAGTTATTATTGCAACCCTGTTATGCATTTTTATTGTATTAAATTATTTCTTACGCTTTGTCATGCCGCCTTTTTTATACGCCATGTTACCTTTACGCATAGTCATGCCGCCACGGTTCATCTTACTTGCGGTTTTTGGATTAATTAATTTTGCTGTTTTTTTATTCATTCCGTATTTCTCCGTAAATTGTGCTGATGTTAAGCCTCCTAAAGTAGGAGCTTTTATATCGTCTTTTATTTCTCCTGCAGCCGTAGGTCTTTTTTTAGTTTTGTCTAATTCATATAGTGCTTTAGTAGCCATGTATTACCCCTTTGATTTAGTTTTACTTAGTGCCGACGCACCCATAAAGCCTAGTACGACACCCATTTGTGCTACTAAGAATGTATTAAGAAACCCTGATGCTGACTCCATACGTGGTATGTTAATGATGGGTGTAAGTAATAATACGACAGTTACAATAGTTGTAGCCATAGCTAACCAAGCCATAGTACGTTGCGTATCCATCATCTTATCTTCATTCTCCAGACGTATCCACCGCTCGTGTCTGTCCAGCTCTTCATCCGTAATGATGCCATCACCATCTGTGTCAGCTATTGCGTACTTGCTATCTGCTTGTAATTGTTTTGACATTACTATTCCTCATGTTTAGCAAAGGCTGATCCAGTAAGTATAGCACCAAATGCTAGATGAAACAAGCCCCCACCCATAAGAGTAAAAGGATTGTGTTGCCCCGTTAATTTTTTCATCAGTTCCATTTGAACCATTGGCTCAGTAGTAGAATTTATTATATCCATAAACTGTGATATGTCTGGTCTATTAATTCCGTACCATATAGGCACAAACATAAAGTCATAGAAACATATTAATAGATATATTATTAATGCAGTCCACCTCCAAGTCATAGTAGACTTCTGTTGTGGACTAAGTTTGTTACTCATTTAGATGCAGGGAGGGGTACACATCTGCAGTTTAGCACCGTATACCATTATACCAGCTAGTACAGCCAGTATAATACCTATCCAAATCCATTTGTATTTAATCATGCATTTATCCTTTTATTGTTTTGACATTAACCCTGTAGGAGGTATTAAAGAAACTTTAACACCGGGTGCATTCTCTAGTTTTTCTGCGTCTAATTCATTCTGTTTTATTTCTAGTAAACCATCATCTATACTTTTTGTTAGTTTTGCTATTTCTTCTTTATCGTTAGACTTGTTTCTTTGATCTATAAGAAGTGCTATGGCAGCAGTACCAGTAATTGCTGTTGCACCAGCAAAAGCAGCACCAGTTTTTATATTTTCTTCACCTCGCACCTTAGAATTTTTATATTGATTTCTAAAGATTTTTTCACCTTCAGTATCTTTTAAACTTAATCTTCCTTCTGTACCAAGAATAGTTTTTTTAAATCTAACAGGAATAGTTTTATTGTCTGCTATAAGTTTTTTAGTTCCCGGAACAAGTACTCCTACAGTAGGTGGTTCTGCCATTTCTCTAAGCAAAGCATCTTTATTTTTTAAGTTTTCTCTATACGCAGCAGTACTTGCGCGAATTTCTTCATTACTTTTTATTACAAGATCACCAAAAGGATATTTAGGAGGTATACTAGTTGTTTCTTCTATACCATCTGTTTTTTTAAACGTCTTTAATAACCCTAAAATTGCATCATGCACTGCTTCTGCTTTACCACCCATTACTTTTTACTACTTGTAGAGTATGTCATACCACCTTTACGGTAATCCATTGAACCTGTTTTAGCTTTTTTAGTTATGCCACCTCTGTTATAAGCACTACTATATGATCCCGGTTTAGCAAAGTTTTTCTTAGGCATACCACCTTTATTCATACCTCCTGCCTTATCTCTTTTGTCAGCTTCCGCATCAATTCTTTTTTGCTCTGCCTCTGCTCGCATTTCTGCTGCTAGTTTTTTTCTAAGAATCTCTATCTTTATTCCTAAAGCAATAGCTTCATTGTCTTCTTTTAAATCTGCTTTTTCTTTTTTAGTTAATCCGCTACCCTTTTCCATTTTATACTTTTCCTTTACCATTTAACCTTATCAGCCCAGTATGCAGCACTCAGCTTGCCTCTGGCTATATTCTTTCCATGTCTCGCTTTGAAACTCTTACGTTTCGCTTTCATCTTGTCTGACTCACCCTCTTTGGGTTTACCTGCAGTGCTTGCACCTTGCTCACCAAAGCGTATCATCTTTATTGTGCTACCAACCTTAGCCAGAACTACGTGTGACTTCTTAGGGTGGCTAGGCGTACGCTTAGGCTTGTTGTAGCCAGAGAATGTCTCACCTCTATATTCTATGCTCATGCTTTACCTGCTTTACTATTTCTGGGGAAAGAACGATTGCTAGATGCTGATACTGCTTTTAGATTAGCTGGTCTGTTGTCTAACGGATTTCCATTCTTATGGTGTACATCCTTACCGTCACCCTTTTTAACTGCTCCCTTACGAATCGCTGCACGTCTGGCAGCATTACGTGAGGTACGTTTAGCTACTTGTTCTGGTCGTGACTTATATCGAGTGTTTTCTTGCACGTAGTTACGCTTTTTAGCAGTGACTGAGCCACCTAAGTTCATTTTCTTCTTAGCTGGTTTCTTTTTTGTAGTTTGGGTCACTGTATGATCTCTCTTTCCAGCCTTCAGCTATCATTGATTCTTCTACGTGCTTTAAAGTAAACTTTCTACCGTAGTGAGCTTCGCAAGCTGCTCTTACGTAGAAGACATCACTGTGTGGTATGTGTAGATTATCTACGTGACCATTAAGAAGGTTGTTATAGAATGTCTCTAACACTTTGTCTGTGTATAGTTTTACTGATTTCTTCGCCATTGTCAATACTTAATTGTAGAAACACGTAATTATCTCGCCTAACGGCAAGATTATGGTACGTATTATTCATAAATAGGGGATTCATATATAGTGTAGCATTTAAAGTGATACATTTAAAGTGTATTCTAATCTTTTCTGTTATACCATTTAATATGTTACATATAAGTGTTAATATAATTAAACTATTAATCATTTATAATGTAACACTCTAAGTGTTGTGTTGTGTTATATATAGTTTTACACATTTACAGAAGTATGTCAACCCCTATAATATATTATATGCATAACATAGACATATATACCACTAATTGTGATCACAAATACACCCAAGTACCGTGTGTAGCTAACTGTATACATTGTGGTTAACACTCCATTTTCCAGATCTGTGTAGACTTACATGTATATATACGTATGCACCCCCCCTGTCCCATGCCCACGTTCGACATTTATTATTGTGCGTGTGCAGGCGAAGCAATGACCACCGTGTGAGCATTACACACCACAGAAAAACCACATGATGTATGCAATGCCCAATAAACATTGACTATGTATGCATGGTGTCAACTGATATGGAAACAGTTGCCGCATAATGTACAGTGTAATACGTGACGAATATAAAAAGTGTGTGTGAAAGAGACACCCCATCCATATTTGATGTGTAGAATAGTACACCCGTCATTTTATATGGTCATATTGTGCTGTTTGTTACGTTACGTAACTGTCGCAACGTTTTTTCTGAATGTGATTGACGGCAATTTCTTTATCTGATCTAAGCAAATCGAACGCAACCAGATAGAAAGGACTGTGATAAAAATGACACACCGATAACATAAGATCAGCCACACGATCTAAGACAGTGGCAACGCATCACTTACCGATTAGCAGATAAGATTTTGAGAGTAGCCCAAACGGGCGAAGCCTAAGTAGATAAGTAAGTAACCTGATTGGTGGTTTAGTGGGCGAACGTGGGAGAGAAAAGCCACGTTACATAGTTTCAATGTTGATAGTTTATTGATCATCAAATCGAGGTGATCAATTTAATATCAACCAAACCAACAAAGGAAAAGACAACATGACAAATTATAAAACGGGATTACTTAAAATAACAAAGGCAGATACTAAATTAGAATTAATAAATCTACAAAGGGAATTCATAAGGCAGTATATGTCGTATGCATTAACTAAAGATAAATACATAAAGTTAGATAATAAAATTGATGATAGATACACAGCAATCTATTGGAGTTAACAAAAAGATTAATGCTAGTGACCATCTTAACGGTGGTCATTGTGGATTAATTACAATCCGATAAACACAACAAAGGAAAATATAATGAAGTATGTCTATATAGTTTATGGAGAGCATGACGGTTTTATAGGTGCTTATTCAAACTTTAAAAAAGGATCACTTGTAGCCAAACAATATGCGGCTGGATCTCATTGGAGTTATGACACAACAAACGTAACAACTAGCGAGCAATCAAATGATTGGATTTCATTTTATGAGGGATCAAATACATCAAACGTTGAAAGGACAATAGTAGAATGACAAATCAAGAAAAACTATTAAGAGCTATGGAAGATATTAAAATATTCTCAATTGGACGATCAAAAATGTTATGTGGTCAGTCAGAATGGAATGATTATGATTTAGCTAAGATGGAAGAATACTTAGAAATGGCTAAAAGTGTTATACTTGAATTAGCAAATTTAGATTAATGCTAGTGACCATCTCAATGGTGGTCATTATGGATTAATTACAATCCGATAAACTTAACATGATAGGAAATACAATGACACAATCAAAGCAATTTACACGTAAAGAAGTTGACAACATAGCCAAGATGATAATTTATATTAGTGATGATATGAAAAACCCGAATGGTTGGACAATGTTAAACATTGCTGATAATATCGCAGAATTAACTGAGAGTGGAACTTTTATAGGTGAAGTAAGCGACAACATACAGTTTACTAAAGACACTATAATTGAATGGACGGGTGCAAACAAATGGATAATTTAAACGCTGATGCCATAATAATGATGACATTACTTGCCGTCACATTCATACCATTTATATATCTACTGATTAAAATGTGGATAGAGCAATATAAGATACAATTTGGCGATGATGACGAATGATTAATGCTAGTGATCACTTACGAGTGGTCATTATGGATTAATTACAATCCGATAAACCAAATAGGAGTTAAATAAAATGAAAATTACATCAATAAAAAATGAGTATGGTGCAAGGATTTATCACGTTGTTGACGGTGGATGTATTCAGGAGTTTTGGACATATAAAGAAGCAAAAGCATATATAGATTATATTAATCAAATAGGAGTTAAATAAAATGATTAATGCTAGTGATCATCTTAATGGTGATCATTATGGATTAATGATAATCCGATAAACACAAACAAAGGAAACAAACAATGGACATTCAGGTAAACAACGCACATTTATTAACATTAACGTATTCTGGATATGGTAAATTTATAGTGACTTGGAAGGGTTTTCCAAGTGAAAGGTCTAGAACTGTACGACGCACAATACATGCTGACAGTGCCTATAATTTTGAGCCTGCGGCAATAGAAGCGGCTAAGCTGTTCATGGAATGGCAAGTAGAAACAACACCAATGGGTGGTACAAGAAATTGGTTTTGTAAAAGTATTACAATGGGCGAATTAACCGCAGATAAAAGGGCGGTGTTGGTTCAAACTGATTGCACTGAGTAATCCGATAAACTTAATATGATAGGAAAGACAATGACAAATTATCAAACAGCAGTTGAAAGACTTAACAAAGCAAATACAGTTAATGATTTATTTAGTTTAGAAAAAAGTTTTGTGACTTTGTATGGTTGTGGAGTTTTAAACAGGAGTAACTTTCTTAAACTGGATGACATGCTTTGCGACAAAATAGCAAACTTAAAAGAAAAGAATAATGATTAATGCTAGTGATCACCTTGAAGGGTGGTCATTATGGATTAATGATAATCCGATAAACTCAACATGATAGGAAACACAATGAATATTTATATTAACTTAACTATACTTGACATAATAACAAGCGTAGAAGGTGACAAAGCCATCACCATTTTAAACATACCCGTAATGGATAGGTATCGTGAATTAAATGATGTGGAAATTAACACAACATATTTAGGTTTTATAAAAACACACAAAATGAATGCACATTTTAATGGTGATATGTACCCATCATCAAGACGTTCTCTTTCAATATTTGGGCGTGACATCTACTCTTTCAGCTCTTTAAACGATGGTACAAAAGGTGCAAGATTTTATATATTAGGATTAAAAGGTATCAAACGCACTAGACTTATCAAGTCAAAAGGTTTAAAAGTATCTAACGGCAAGTCAACTAAAATACTAGATTTGTTTAAGACTACTATATATTTTGAGAAACGTTCTAACAAAAGAAGCAACAGAAAGTTAACAAGTACGTTCGCATAATAGTTGATAGTTTATTGACCATCTTAACGGGTGGTCAATTTAATACCAACTTAAACATGAAAGGAAAAATGAGGAGTATACACGATGAAACGTAAAAAGATTATACGACGCAATCCGATGGCTAGAGCAATGTTAGAGCGACGGCAATCACCGCAGGTCATACCACCTAAGAAAGGCAGTAAGGCTACACACAACAGACAGAAAGGCAATCAAGATGCAATACGAGATCAAGAATTTCCAAAAGACAGTTAAGGTTAAACGTAACATTGAACGCAAACACAACGACAACTGGAAACGTGAACGCAAGTTGGCACGTAAGGCAAAGCAACAATTTTACAGAAAGGTGGCATGACATGTTCTTAGCTGTAATTTTATATTGCACCACCTTTACTGATGTAAGCACGTGTGATGTCATGATACGTAAAAATCATTTGTATGAAACCATGACATCTTGTGATGAAGAAATGAAAAATGTAGCTAGAGGTTTACTGGCTACTGGACATTATGTAAAAGGAAAGTGCTTTGCATTCAACCCATATGGAGAACAAGTATGAATAGATTTTTAATTAACCACAGCCCTGACACCATAGCTCAGGCATTGTGTGACCAACACGTAGTCAAGATGCCCTTGGAAGAGGCACAGATGCTATGCACTGCCCTGTGGCATCATGCACCAGAGTATGCAGAAGATCGTGGTCTGTACAAGCCTGTGCATCAGAAACACCCATGTACACTGTGGGCAATGGAGACACGTACTAACTACATGTTTGCGTGGCGTCTGTATGATGCCATGCTTGATGAGTATACGCACAGATACGGCAGGAAACACGGCTGTGCAAAGCACTATGATGCACTGCTTCATGGTTGGTGGCACATACCTGAAGGTAGCTTGACACCACACCCTCAGTGTTTCTCAGGTCACGATGATCTCAAGACTGATGAGGACTACCCTATCAAGGCGTATCGTGCCTTCTATCAGCGTGACAAGATGGACTTTGCACGATGGAATAAGAACAGAGCCATGCCTACGTGGCTACAATCAACAAAGGAGTTAGCGGCATGCCAATAAAACATAAATTAATGTTAGTTTATAACTATCAGACTGAAAGATTTGGAAGTAGGAGAGGTGATTTTACAGTTACATTAACTGAAATGAAACCTTTTACTTCTATGAAAATGCTTAAAAAATCTGTTATGAATAATTGGTACTATGACGGGTTCAAACCAAGGGTTCGTATACGGGATAAATTTAAATCTCTAAAAGAGGCTTTAAAATATTACAACTCTGGGGGTAATTACTTTTTGAGGGTAGAAAAGAGCTGTAAAAAAGTGTATAAAAAATATGTGTTACCTGAAATGGGAGATGAATATAATACAATGTTAAATTTTTTACCTACAGAAAAACAAACAGACGAAGAGGTAGCAAAGCTAGTACATAAATGTAAAACTGATTTTAAGTTCTGTGCAAAATTACACAATGATATAGCTACAGACTGGGAAGATTGGTATGATGAAGTAGACGATTTTTACAATTAATAGAAAGGAGTTAATAATATGATCAATCAAGATATAATATGGGAATACCCAGAGGATGACTGGATACGTATGGGCGAACACTGTGACATGAACATATGGACAGATGATAATGACGGCAAGATGTGGATATCTATATACCCTGTTCGTAATGGGCAGACTGATACGTTGCATTCATTAGCTACATACCGTGTCCTTGCTGACCCATTTACGTGGGCTGAACATGATAACATGGCAGTGGATGAAGAACTGTTTGACAATGATAAGTGACTATGGATTAAATTTATAGGAGGATAACATGAATAAATATACAGTAATATACACCGCAAATGGTAGATATGATTCACCATACGATGAGCCAATCAGTAGAGTGGATTATATACAGGGTAAAACTATTGACGAGGCTATTGATGGACATATTAAACACCTCAAAGGATACGCTATACGTGATAACGTAGGTGAGCCAGTATTTTTAGAAGGCCATATCCGACAGGTTGATATTGGTGTTGGTGTAGGCCACATGTTGGAGACAATGGATGACTTAATTATCACAGGCGTAAACAATGATAAGGTATTGTTTGACAATGATAAGTGACTATGTTACAACATATAAGTATGGCACAGTTGCCATGCGTTAACCAACAATGAAGGAGATATACTATGGAAATAATATTTGATATGCCAACCTCAGAGCTGAAGAAAGCGATGGAGAACAAGGTTGCAGAGTGGGCTAAACAACAGGACGTATTCAAACAACAACAAGAGAAACTAGACGATGAGGAGAAGTAGATGATGAGTGAACCTACACACAAGTGGCTACACGAGAGTTGTGGTTTTGAAATAAACGATACCATTGAAGCAGAAGAGTTTGAGTCTCTTATAGGAGATTTAAATGGAGTGCTTGGAGAGCAGTATGGTTGTCGGATTGTTTATGATCGTGATGACACTAAATTTAATTGTTTCGCAATCTTTGTAAAGGAGAATACATAATGCCATTTGATTTTACAGTACCTGAGTCACTAGACTTTGACATAGCCTTTGAAGATACGAAGGTAGATGATAAGAAGTATGTTATCAATAAAACTACAGGTAAATACTTGAACGTAGTAGGTAAAGACTTCACCTGTGTCAGCCACCCTGAGCATTACACTGGGGTAGTTGATACAGTAGTGGAGACACTAGGTGAGGATGCCATGCAGGATGCCCAAGTGACGTGGCGAGTTGCCCGTAATGGTGGGTGGTCTATGATGGACATGGTACTACCTAAAGTTACTAACTTTGTACGTACAGAAAAGCATGAGACTTTTGTGAGCCAGAGGATCATCAGCCTACACGGTGTTGACTCATCGTGTAGCTCACTTTGTCTGCATGGTTGGATTGACAGCTTTTGCACTAACGGCTGTATTTCTGGTGAACATGACAAAGTCAAGCGTAAACATACATCAGGCTTTAACTTTGACATGTTTCAGATGCAATTGCGTGATAGTCAGCGTAGCTTCCATGAACAGGCTGAGAAGCTACAGACGTGGGCTGAACAGGGAGTGCAGGTAAATGAGGTTAAGGCTATGCTTGATGACATGATAAGCTCTAAGCAGAAAGCTGAGAAGATGTACGAGTTGTATTGTGCTGAGGCATCAGTGCGTGGACACAATAAGTATGCCGTATACTCAGCGTTCACTAACTATAGTTCATGGGCTGATGAACGTAATGGTTTCAGCTTACGTAACACAGGCTACGATACTAAGAATATCAGCATGTTCAATCGTGAGTTGGAAGTATCCAAGTGGATAGACAGCCCACAATTTAATCAACTAGCCGCATAAGGAGGGCAACATATGTATGTAGATATAGGAACAGTTACCATCAGGTTATTCAGTAAGACCAGATACAATCCTGAAACAGAAGAGCGTGAGGATCTCAAACCTGATGAGTATGAGTATGAGATTGTCGCAATAGACAAATTTGTCGGTGATTTCTTTGAGCTTGGCAAGGTCATAGAGGGGTGGCATCAACGCCTACCTTACCGTGATTTTGATGTGCAGTTTCACTCATCTGCTGAGTGGTAGGATGGGTAACAGCTACGCTAGACAGTGAACGTAACATGATAGTCACTGTCTGGCAGGGTGCTAACGAAGGGTGGTATGAGTATGTACACAACGACTGCCCTTCATACCCTGACTGTGACATAAATACCACACCTGATAGGTGTAATTATTATAAGGAGATGACAAGTGACAAATGAAGAAGATTCAAGGATCGTTAGGCTATCAAGGTTATATAGTTTAGGCGAACAAATAATACATTGTTTAAAATGTGACCACACATATACAGAGCAAGAGCCTGTCGTTGATGTTTGCCCTGACTGCGGCAACGAAGACATGATGGAAACTGTTTATTTACAAGGAGAATAAAGATGGTAGATAAAAAATTAATCCAAGCAATATGGGAAACAAGCATAACTATTGATTGCCTCATGGAGGACATAAATAGTATAACCTACGAAGATTTAAAATACATCAAAAACCAAATGATTATTGCAGAGTGTTGCGTTGACCCAAGATACAAGGAGGAACAATGGGACATAAAAGAAGTAGAGTATAATATCTACAAATATAAAATGAATAGTAGGGGTGTAAAAAAAGAAGAACTAACAGATGGTGAGGTACTAGATTTAGTATACGACTGGGTAAAAAAGTGGGACGGTAACACAAATGGAAAATCAACAGCCCTACTAGAACTTAAACAAATATTACAGGAGCATGAGGAATGAACTGTTGGCACTGTAAGACACAGTTAATATGGGGATCGGATCACGACATAGAAGAAGAAAGTGATACGTGGTCTATGGTTACTAACCTGTCTTGCCCTAAGTGCCAGTGTCAAGTAGATGTATATTATCCAAAGGAGAAAGAAGAATGAGAAGAATAATACTGAGTAGCACACACCCTGTGAAGTCACTGCATGGTAACACGCAGGCTGAATGGGAGTTGATGTCGCAGGAAGAACAACTACGAGCATGGCTAAGGTCATGCCCCTTTGATTACCTAGAGGTAGGTAAGATACAGGGTGTACGTACGGTTAACTTTGAAATAGAGGAGGATATAAACAATGGCTAAATGGGCAGAGAAACCTTGGCAGATAGATAAGGACACAAATGAAATAGATGCAATATTTATACGCATCAAACGTGTAGCTGACATCATAAAGTCGGACGCAGTGTGCAAGTCACGACCTACGGTTAGAGATAAAGCAAATGAGTTGCTTGCTTTGATAGATTTGCTAGAGAGTAAGTTTGATGAGTAAGCTACCTAGGTATGTACAGGTCATTAAGATGGCTGATGGACATCAGGAGTACAGATTTAACCCACCCCAGTCTTTAGTGGATGCAGGGGTGGTTAAACGGGAGATGTATGGTGGTGATTTGCGTCAGGTTAAGCGTATAGCTAGGCAAAGTAATGCTCTCATAGACACACACAGAAAGGAACAGACAGACATTGTTAAAGTTACTAAGAGTAGTAAAGTAAGTGACTTGGTTAAACTATATTATTTATCTAATGATTTCAATATGTTACGGGAAACTACTAAAGTAGACTACAAGTATTTTCTTACTGTGTTGTGTGACTCTATGGGAAATAAAAAATATCAAGAGATAACATCTAAACTTGCTAAGTGGGCATATGAAGAATGGGTAAAACGTGGCGTAAGTTTTGCTAATCATACCGCAACCTGTTCATCCCGTGTATTTAATTATGCCATAGAGATGGAGTACACATACTTTAATCCCTTCACTAATATAAAACGTAAGGCAGAAATACAGCGTCGGGTTACGTGGCAACACGAAGATGTTATAAAGTTTCTTGATGTTGCATACTCAGACTATAGTACACGTAACGTAGGATTAATTATACAGATGGCCTACGAGTGGTGTCAGAGACTTGGAGACATGCGTAACCTTAAATGGGAGGACATAGATTTTGATAACAAACTCCTTACCCTTCAACAGAGCAAACGAAGAGCAGAAGTTTTTCTACCTATTTCAACTGAATTAATGGAGATGTTAATGGATCAACATGAAGACTTTGGCTTTCAACCCTACGTAGCACCTCACACGTTGCCTACTGGTGGTGTGTTTAATCCTTATGCAATGCAGAGGCTCTCAAAAAATGGAAGAGCTGTTATGCGTAAGGCAGGGTTGTCTGATGAACTACGGCTAATGGACTTACGTAGGACTGGAGTAGTACAGATGGTAGATAAGGGTGTGCCTTTACCTAATATTATGGCAGTTACTGGTCACGCTAATGTGGCTTCTGTGAAACCATATTTAAAAAATACATACACTGCGGCAAATAATGCCTTGACACAGAGAAACGTCAGTGTACAATCGAACACTGTGAGTAACATAGAAAGTGATACATAATGAATATAAATAACATTATAAATGATATAACACTTATAAATGGTGATTCAAAAAGAATGGATTGTCCTGAGTGTCATGGTAAGAAAACATTTACTGTTA